GAAGTAGAGGTTATTTCCTTCATCAATGTCTGTGGTTGTGATGCTGTCTTGCACAAATGCGTTCACACGTGCGTTGCTGTAATATAAGTTAGTGCCCTCATCAATGTCTGTGGTTGTGATGCTGTCTTGCACAAATGCGTTCACACGAGCATTGCTGTAGTAGAGGTTAGTGCCCTCATCAATGTCAGTGGTTGTGATGTCGCTTTGAATAAACGCATTTACACGTGCGTTGCTGTAGTAGAGGTTAGTTCCCTCATCAATGTCAGTGGTTGTGACATTTGACTGTATGAACGCGTTAACACGTGCGTTGCTGTAATATAAATTGGCGCCTTCATCAATATCAGTAGTTGTGATGCTGTTTTGGATAAAGGCATTGACTCTTGCGTTGCTGTAGTAGAGATTGCTGCCTTCAGCAATTTCAGTTGTGGTCAGCACCACATTGCCTGTGAGTGTGTTCACACTGTTCACATTGGCTGTGAGACTGGTCAAACTGTTGGCAATGGCAATGTTGGCCTGTGCTTGAATTTGCACATTGTTTACAGACAGTTGACTTCCAAGTTTGGTAATGCCATATCCTGCTGTGAAATCTGGTGATTGATATGGTAGATCCTCCCATGGATCAATACCATTGCCCACTTTGAGTTGGTCACTGTCTGTTTCGTATCCCAGTTCACCAACTGCCAGTATGGGGTTGGATGCGGTCCAGCTGGCAGCATCATCCCTTCTAATTCTAATTTGATAAGTCATATTTGCTCCTTAAGATGATGCACTGCCGCCGTCAAGCACATTATTGAATGTTGTGGTATTTGCTGAACCACCGTCAAAGTCATTGTTGGCAGTGCCGCCATCAACCACATTGATTAAACCTTTGTATCGCTGCAACAATGTGATAAACTGTGAATCAGTCATAATCACATTGGTTAAGAATGATCCGTTGCCAAACAGATAGTTGGCACTGATGTTGCCCACTGTGTTGATATTGCCGCTATACAACCCAATTGCAG